CTTTGCTGTGTATGATGCCTGGAAGGCTGCGAGCAAAACCGGGCATATTTTTAACATTGGTTCAACTGGCGCTAAAAATATCGTTGCACCCGAGCCTAGATTTGAAACCTACAGGGTAAGCAAAGCCGCGCTTGAACACGCAAGTCGTCAAGGCACACAGGCATTCAAACAAAATCTAGTACCTTTTAAAACAACATTGATTACACTAGACAGACTAGACACAGAACTCAGCCGTGGCCGCCCTACCTGGACCGGAAACGGCATTAATTTAACCGATATCAGTAATTTTATACAATATGCTACTGCTGTGAGTCAAAACACAGTGGTGGAAGAGGCAACTTTTTACGTCAATTTCGATCACAAGGCATAACTATAATTCAAGGACAAATCTTACAATTATATGACATGGCAATATCAAAACACTCCAGTAGAGACGTTGCCTGAAGACTGTGTGGGATTTGTTTACTTGATCACATGTAATCTCACTGGACGCAAGTACATAGGCAAAAAATTAGCAAAATTCGCAAAAACCACATACAAGACTGTAACGCAAAAAAACGGCATAAAAAAGCGGAAGAAGATACGCTCTAAAATCGACTCAGATTGGCAGACGTATTATGGAAGTTCTCCAGAATTGACCGCAGACGTAATCACACTAGGCACCAAAAACTTCACCAGAGAAATACTCTACTACTGCGGATCAAAATCTGAATGTAGTTATGTGGAAGCAAGAGAACAATTTGCAAGACGGGTATTGGAATCTACAGATTATTACAACGGTCACATCCAAGTCAGGGTGCATGGCCGACAAATACTAAACAAAATTTAACAGGCAGCGATCACGACCGTGTGCTGAGTGCTATGGCTCAGCCCCATTGAGGATATGTGAGATACCATATTTAGACTTGGGCGTCAAAGGCAAATTGCTAACTTAAGGCAACAAATGGTCGGGGCTCTGTGAAACAGATACAACCCCGGCTCATAGGACTTGGATCTATATCGGGTTACTAGGGTTCCGTTGATATGTGAAGCGTGAGTAGGGGGTACCGGTCAACCGCCTCCGTTGTGCTTTTAAAAAATATAATTTCGCAAGAAGTTGTACTTTTAAAAAGTATAAATCTCATTAGTATAGATGACTGCTGTCACTCGGATGATGCGCTCTCATTTTCACCGTGCATACGGTGAATTATGACCACATAATCTGGATGATACTTAAAACAAACAGTTAGAGAAACAATCAGTTGTTGAGCGCAAGCGAAAACAACAGACTTACGTAGTAAGTCTTTATAGTAACTGTAGTTCTTTTAACTTTGAGATGTAATGTGATTGTCCTTGAGCAACCGATTGTAGCCAATCACCATGTGCATCTTGATTGGCTTGATCACTGATGTATTTCCAACACTCAAACTCAACTCCATACTTTGCACAGGCTTTGGCAATGGCATAGGCTTCCATGTCTACTACATCTGCTGGTATCTCCAGTTTTGGATTCATCACAAAGTTGTCGCCAGTACTACAAGTCAATCCAGTCGAGTCTCCAATATGTACACCTGTTTCAAACGGAGTTTGTCCTAGCACACAGCCCAAAGCCTCACAGGTCATGTCCCGCTGTAAAAATCTAGTGCATTGATAGAATCCTGGCGCAACAGTGATTCCACCGGCAGTACCAAAGTTAATGATGCGCTGTGGGCAATACTTGGCAATTATCTCTGATGCTGTCATGGCAGCATTGATCTTGCCCACACCTGTGTAGAACAAGTTCATCATGTGAGCAAGATTGGGCGCCTCTTCAGGCAAGGCTATCAGGACAATGGTATCATACATAGTCTTCCAGTGAAAACAATTGTATTGACTGCTTATTCAGCACAGCCTCGCCGGACAGAAACTTTAGATTCACAATCACTGCGGCTGACACCTGAGTAACGGCAAAATTATGAGTCAACAGTTCTGACACTGCCTGTAGGGTACCGCCGGTGGCCAGGAGATCATCTATCACCAGTGGTCGAGCACCCACTGAGGCTGATATTTTAATCTCCACACAGTCTGTGCTGTATTCTGTTGCATAGATTTTTTGGTAGACCGGGCCAGGTAATTTGCCTGACTTTCGTGCCAGTACCAAGGGCAAGCCCGCGGCGTATGCAGCCGCAGATGCAAAAGGAAAGCCACGACTCTCCATGGCCACTAGACTGGTGGCGCTAATTTTTTCAGCACACTTGATCAGCCATTCAACACAGTGTGCAAAGGCTGGGGGAGTTTCCAACACAGGGGTTATGTCAAGAAAGTCAACTCCTGGCCTCGGCCAGTTGGATATGGTAGGAATAATCAGTTTTAGGTTCATAATGATTTAAAAGAAAGGTAGTCCTGATTTTTTTGTTGTCTCTAAATTCTCTTTGACCAGTTCGCCTACCAAGGTTCTTTCATGATGACTCATGGCCATGGCATGATCATAGGATAGACCTCCTCGCATGTACCAACTGAGTTTGATCGCCTCATTTCTAATCTGATGACACTCGTTGTCCATGGTCTCTATCAGTTTATTGATCTGCTCAGGGCTAGAGATCAGGAGGCGTTCTCGAAAAAACTTGACATGTCCAGAGTGAATGGTTGCGCATACTCATTTTGACATTCTGAACATTTTAAGTCCAGTGGTTTGAGTTCAGTACTCTGTTTGAGTGCTATCACGTGGTCTTTGATTTGGGAAAACAGTTTGCTGTCACAGTTGTTGAGAAATTCCAGGATATATGGCTGTTCGCTGACCAAGGCATCGGGAGTTTTGATAGCACTAATACTTTGTGCCACTGTTTTGATAGTGAGGCCATTGATAACCTGCATGCTCTTTTTCAATTGCTCTAATTTCGCAGTCTCTTCTACTGTATCATCGCTCATCATACGCAAGGCTTGCGACTGTTCAAATTGTGTTTGATTGTTTTGATTGATTTCTGTGTAACTCAACGGGCGGAAATAAAATTCCAAATTGCCCATGGCCAATTGTTTGTTGTAGTCCCCGGGTTGTATTTTGTCGTTTACCTGTCTAAGATCAACGGTGATATCTTCAGAATGCTGGCATTTGGGACACATGGTGGTCATATCCATACCATGACCAAAACTGGCAATTCTTATGGCCACAAGCACAGCGTCAATATCTGCGCTGGGCATGGACCAGGCATTGCGAATGCTGGGAATGCAACTCTGTATCACCGACACAATGGCTGATCCGTTGAACAAGGCATCGGGTGTGCGATAGGTTATTTCGTCCACTGCTGTCATGGGCAACACCGGCAGTTCGCCATTGGGTGGCATGTTTAACGTGCCTGCAGGATAGAATTTACCGCCTGATGGCAAACGAATGTGAATTGAGGGTTGTCTGAAAAACTGGCTGAGAGGGTTTGATTGTTGCATATTTTGCTCCGGTAAATATAGTTATGGCTGAACAAATGACCCCCGAAGAAATCCAACGTGTATTTGATGCATTCAATGAAGAATTTGCACGTACTGGCACAGTGTCCAAAGAGATGCAAATTGCATTCAAAGATGCATCAAAAGGCATAAGAGACTATAGTGCAATCTTAAAAGACAATTTGAAAAGTCTGGGCACATCTGTGTACAACATGGCCAAAGAAGTCAGAGCCGGCGCACAAGGTGCGTCGGTCTACAACGACACCATAGAATCTGGCACAAAGGCACTGGCAGGATTTTTGGAGACAATACCTGTATTTGGAAAATACCTAGCGGCAGCGGCCACAGCAGCCGGAGACTATGCACAGGCAGCCAACAAACTCAGTGACAAACTGTTTGAAAACTATCAACAACTCAGCAGATTTGGTGCAGCCAATGCACAAGGTTTTGATGACATTGCAGAATCTGTAAAAAGTTTCAACTACAACATCGAAAGCGAATCGGAAAAATTTATCAACCTGATTGGAAAAAATTCTGAATCTCTGGCTCTGTTGGGCGGCACTGTCAATCAAGGTGTAAGGGCATTTGCGTCGGTGGCTGACAAAATCAACAAGTCCGGTCTGGAAACAGAGTTTAGATTGCTGGGCATGACCACTGAAGACATCAATCAGGGCATGGCTGGGTATCTGCGCATTCAAACTCTGAGTGGTACAGCACAGCGCAAGACCACAGCAGAACTGGCTCAAGGCTCAGCAGATTATCTAAGACAACTGGACCTAGTTACCAAACTCACAGGTAAAAATGCTGAGGCACAACAGGCTGAGACCGAAGCCAGAATGGCAAATGAACGCTATATTGGTGTGAGAATAGCATTGGAGAGAAAAGAAGAAGAAGCCCGAGCACGTGGCGACAAAGGAGCAGAAGAAAGAGCCAAGAATCAAATGGCAGCCAATGAACTGATCTTGAAGTCAGTGCCCGAAGGCGCCAAAAAAGGCTTCCAGGACTTGATGTCAGGATTTGCCAACACCAAAGAAGCACAGCAGGCCATGAGACTGTATGGTCCCGAAATGACCAACATGCTGATGCGTCAAAATTTCTCTGTACAGGAAGGCATGCAGACCTTGAGCACAGCAGGCCAACGTGCTGGTAAAGTGTTGAGGCAGTTTGAAGGATCTTTGCGATCAGAGAGTTTTGGAAACACCTTTGGAAATGCCGCTGCCGCTGTTCAACTGAGTAGCAAAGACTTTGTTGAGGCCCTGGAATCAGGCAATGAACAACAGATACAACAGATAGTCAACGGAGACAAAAACATCAAGTCACAGGTGGCCATGCGTCAGGATCAACTGTCGGCTGCTCATGCCATGCAGGACTTTATTAGACTGGGCATTACGCCTGCTACCACAGCCATGCAAAAATTAGCCGGCGTAACTGAAAGCGCGGCCACAGCAGTGCTTCCGGGCTCGGGCTCGGGCACAACCGGAACCGGCCGAGGTGGTGAAATCAGTCCGTTGTTTGGTGGCGGCAAGGCCGGACCGGCCGCTGGAAAAACAGCCAATGCTCAAAAGGCCATGGCCTACTTTATTTCACAGGGCTACTCTCCTGAACAGGCTGCAGGTCTAGTGGGAAATTTACAGGCCGAGTCGGGTGCAAATCTCAATATCAATGCAGTGGGAGATTCAGGCAAGGCCAAAGGCATTGCACAGTTTCACCCTGATCGACAGGCCAATTTTGCCAGATTTGCAGGCAAATCCATAGACAAAAGTACACTAGAGGAGCAGTTGGCATTCATTGCGCATGAACTCAAAACCACTGAAAGTGCGGCTGGTGGCAAACTCAAGTCTGCTGGCTCTGCACGAGACGCCGCTGCCATTGTGGACAAATTTTATGAACGCAGTTCAGGAACTGCAAGAGCACAACGCCAGGTTAATGCAGAAGCACTCCTGGGCTCGCAGGCAACAACGCAGACTGCCAGCGTCAAGCCAAGCAATGACAGATCGGCAGCCGACATTGCAACGCAGACTAACAGATCGGCAGCCGACATTGCGACGTTTTATGGCGTTTCAGGATCCAGTGGCGGCCTAAATCTTCTCAGTGGTCCCAACGACAAGTACAAACCTACAATATCTAGTAGCGGACCTGACACAGCCAAAACAAATGCAACGGCAGGTTCTCAAACTTCTGAAGTAAATCCTAAAAATTTTATAGGAGCCTATATGAGCGGGCAGGAGGAAGTGATTGCATTATTGAAAACCAACAATGCCCAAAATGCAAAGATACTTCAAGCGGCACGTAACTAACGATAAATAATACACTATGGCTGGATGGCGAAAATATTTTAAAGTGGCTGATCTCTCAGGTCAGATGAGTCCAATTTCGGGCGGCAGAGATTCGGGCTTGCCTGGATACCCCAAGAACGACGGCCGTGGGTCAAATCCGGCACAAACTGACTTTGCGTTTCGCAACTATGCGTCACGCTTGCCAGAAGTGTATTCCGGACACCCTAACAGAATTGAACGCTACAATCAGTATGAGAACATGGACGCCGACTCTGAAGTCAATGCCTGCTTGGACATTATCGCTGAATTCTCCACGCAACTCAACGAAGACAACAACACGCCTTTTGAAATTCGATACTCTGACGAGCCCACTGATCACGAAATTGAGATCATCCGCAAGCAGATGCAACAGTGGACCAAACTTAACAAGTTAGATCAGCGCATATTCAAACTGTTCCGTAATACCATCAAATACGGTGATCAAATCTTTGTGCGTGACCCAGAAACATTTGAAATGTACTGGGTAGACATGTCAAAAGTTAGTCGAGTGATTGTGAACGAAAGTGAAGGCAAACGTCCTGAGCAGTATATCATTCGTGACATCAATCCCAACTTTCAGAACTTGACAGTGGCAGCCAAGACCACCACAGACTTCATGGTCAACCCACCCACAGGCGGCGGCTATAATCAAGGTTCAGGCTATACTCAGCCCAACACTGCTATGACAGGTACCAGCAGATTCAGTCGTGCTGTGAACGAAACCTGTATTGATGCCAAGCACGTGGTGCACATGAGTCTAAACGAAGGCCTGGACACATTCTGGCCATTTGGCAAGTCAATCTTGGAAAACATTTTCAAGGTATTCAAGCAGAAAGAACTGCTAGAAGATGCCTTGTTGATCTATCGTGTGCAACGTGCTCCTGAGCGCAGAGTGTTCAAAATTGACGTGGGCAACATGCCATCGCACCTGGCCATGCAGTTTGTGGAACGTGTGAAAAACGAAATGCACCAGCGCAGAATACCCACATACGGTGGCGGCGGTGGCAACATCATGGATTCCAGTTACAATCCACTTTCAATCAACGAAGACTTCTTTTTCCCCACAGGTGCAGACGGTCGCGGCTCTTCAGTAGATGTTTTGCCCGGTGGTCAGAACCTAGGCGAAATTGACGATTTAAAGTATTTCAACAACAAAATGGCCCGCGGTCTGCGTGTGCCTTCCAGTTATTTGCCCACTGCTTCTGACGATTCAGAGCGTACCATGCAGGATGGCAAAGTGGGCACAGCCCTTATACAAGAGTACAGATTCAACCAGTATTGCGAGCGACTACAAGCCTTGATCATGCAGAAACTGGATGATGAATTCAAGATGTTCCTGCGCTGGAGAGGCTTTAACATTGACGCTGGCCTGTTTCAACTACAGTTTAACCCACCACAAAACTTTGCCAGTTATCGCCAGGCCGATATGGACACTGCACGTATTAGCAGTTTTACCAGTCTAGAAGCATTGCCCTACATGTCAAAACGCTTTATGCTGGAACGTTTCCTGGGTCTCAGCAAGGATGAAATTGAAAGAAACGAAAAAATGTGGCGTGAAGAACGTGACAAGCCTGAACTGCAGACCACACAAGGGCAGGATCTACGTTCAATTGGTATCACTCCAGCAGGCATGGAAACTGACATTGCCACAGGTGAAGAAATGGCCAATTTACAAGCACCTGGTGCAGAAGGTGCCCTACCAGCCGCTCCTGCAGGCGGTGTAGGCGGTACTTTACCAGGTGCAGGAGCACCAGCGGCTGCACCAGCGGGATTATAAATACACCTATGATCCTGAATGAAATTTATCAACGTGCGCCAGCAGGCTACCAAGATGTTGCAGCCGACAACACACAGCCTCATCTGGGTCAATTGCGTAAAACCAAACTCACTCTCAAGCAGTTGAACAAACTGCGCAGAATGCAGGACACTCGAACCTATGAGTATGCGGAAAAACTCAAACTGATCCGCAAGCAGTATGCACCGCCAGCACAGCCTGCACTGTAAAAAAACTGTCATTTCTGACAGAAAATCCACCATAAACCGCTGAGTTTTTGCCTCTGTAGTAAATATAGGTATAGATCTGCCATGAGGGCAGAACTACCCAACAACCTATTAGGAGCCATTAATGAGCAAGAACCGTTTTGAACAATTGATCGAATACGTGATCAATGATGAAGAAGCCAAAGCAAAAGAACTTTTCCACCAAATCGTTGTGGAAAAGAGTCGTGCAATCTATGAAGACCTCATGGATGAAGAAGAAAAAGACGATCTCGAGGAAGACAATGCCATGGGCGAAGAGCCCACTGAAATTGATCCAGGCATGAGCGAAGGCATGGGCGGAAGTCAAACCCAAGACATGATCGACGATGTGGAAATGGAAGAGCAAGGCATGAGTGAAGACGACAGCGATGTTGACTTTGATGACAAGGCCGAAAAAGACGGTCATGCAATGACACATGACATGGAAGACGAGCACGACGAAGGTGAACTTGAAAATCGCGTGGTTGATCTGGAAGACAAACTGGATGAACTCATGGCCGAATTTGAAGCCATGATGGACGGTGGCGACGCTGGCGGCATGGACAACACTCCTGGCATGACAGATGTGGAAGTACAAGATGACGAGTTGGAAACCGAAGGCATGATGCCCATGGAAGAAGCCATCAATCTCAAACAAGTACAACCAAAAACAACCACACAAGAAGAACCAGGTACAAACACCAAGTCTATGATTGCTGCCAATTCAGGCGCACGTGGTGCCCTGGCACAGCCTGTCAAAATGACCGGCGATACTGCACAAGGTCGTCCTGCTCCAACTGCCAAGGACTTGATTGGTAAGGTAGGTAACTCACCTGCTCAAGGCACACAAAGTCCCAAGGCAGCGCCCAAGGCAGTGACCACACAAGCCGCAGGTGTAAACACACGCACACCGTTTCCCAAGGCCTAATCTGTCATGAGATACCTACAAGAGCATTTGAACTTCAATCAGGCCAAGATTCGCGTCTTGGTCGAGGATGCTCCTGACGGCAAAGGCCCTTTCAACGGCAAGAACTTGTACATGGAAGGCATCTGCATCGAAGGCGGAGTAAAAAACGCCAACGAACGGGTGTATCCTGTGCATGAAATTTCCAAGGCTGTGGACACTATCAATAAGCAAGTGGTAGAAGGCTACAGCGTGATGGGCGAAGTCGATCACCCAGAAGATCTCAAAATCAACCTGGATCGCGTGAGTCACACCATTGACAAAATGTGGATGGATGGACACTGCGGTTATGGCAAATTGAGAATTATTCCAACACCCATGGGACAACTGGTCAAGACCATGTTGGACTCAGGTGTCAAACTAGGAGTTTCGAGCCGTGGTTCCGGTAACGTGAACGACGGCAACGGACATGTCAGTGACTTTGAAATTGTCACTGTCGATGTTGTTGCTCAACCCAGCGCACCACATGCTTATCCCAGAGCCATCTACGAAGGACTTCTCAACATGAAGTACGGACACAGAGTTCTGGACGTGGCAAAAGACGCAGGCAAGGACAGCAAGGTACAGAGATATTTGCAGAACGAGGTAACTCGTTTGATCAAAGATCTCAAAATATAAGGAGTAAAAGCATGCTAGATGCTATTAAACCATTGCTTGATAGTGAACTGATCAACGAGGAAACTCGCAGTGCTATCAGTGAGGCTTGGGATGCCAAGTTAACTGAAGCACGTGAACAGGTTCGCGCAGAACTCCGCGAGGAATTTGCGCAACGCTATGAGCATGACAAATCAGTAATGGTGGAAGCCTTAGACAAAATGGTAACAGAAGGTCTTGCCGCAGAAGTTCAAGCCGTGGCTGCTGAAAAGCAGGCGCTGGCCGAAGACCGCGTTAAGTTCCAAGTCAAGATCAAAGAAGATGCAACTAAATTCAACAGTTTCATGGTCACAAAATTGGCAGAAGAAATTAGCGAACTGCGCAGAGATCGCAAGATGCACACAGAAGGACTGGGTAAACTGGAAAACTTTGTGGTACATGCATTGGCCCGTGAAATTCAAGAATTTGCAACAGACAAGCGTGACGTGGTGGAAACCAAGGTTCGTCTGGTGCGTGAAGCACGTGGTCAACTGGAGGGTCTCAAAACACGTTTCGTACAGGAAAGTGCTGAAAAGATGAGCCAGGCTGTTAGCCGTCACCTCAAGGCAGAACTCACACAACTACATGAAGACATTCAAATTGCTCGCGAGAACAATTTTGGTCGTCGTATCTTTGAAGCATACGCAGCCGAATTTGGTGCTACTCATCTCAATGAGAAAGCCGAAGTTCGTAAACTGCACGATATGGTTGCACACAAAGATCATCAATTGAGTGAAGCCATCCGACTCACACAGAGAGCAAAAACTCTGGTTGAGTCCAAAGAACGTGAAATACGTATGATCAAGGAATCCAATGTGCGTGAAAACACCCTGGAAGAATTGCTTGCACCTCTCAATGAAGAGAAGCGTGAAACCATGCGTAATTTACTCGAAAGCGTACAAACAGCCCGTCTGAATGCCGCATTTGAAAAGTATCTACCAGCCGTGTTATCCGAAGGCCGTTCAACAAGTAGCCGCAAAGTGATTGTTGAAAATGTGTCGGAAGTGACTGGTGATAAAACTGCCCGAAGCCCGGTAGAAGATAATGTTGATGACAACTCAAACGTTATTGCTATCAAGCGCCTGGCAGGCCTCTAAACAAAGAAAAAGGAGACAGAAATGTCAGAACAATTATTAGAAAGCCGCTGGGGCGAGACCAAAGAAGCATTGCTTGAAGGTTTGAACGGTTCCAAGCGCAACAGCATGAGTGTTATCTTAGAAAACACTCGCAAGTACTTGAAGGAAAACGCAAGTGGTGGATCAACAGGCTCTGGTAACATTGCCACATTGAACCGCGTGATTTTGCCTGTGATCCGTCGTGTGATGCCAACAGTTATTGCCAACGAGTTGGTGGGCGTTCAGCCAATGACAGGTCCTGTGGGTCAAATTCACACATTACGTGTGCGTTATGCCAACTCAATGACTGACAACAGTCCAGCGCAGACCAGCACTGCGGCCGGTCAAGAAGCATTGAGCCCATTCCTGATTGCTCAAGCATACAGTTCAGCATCCAGCACAACCGGTGGTACAGTTGACCCAACACAGAACATCTACTCTGGTGCTAACACATCAGTGCTAGAAGGTTCCGGTGGTCGTCAGATCTCCGTGCAAATCTTGAAGCAGGCTGTGGAAGCCAAGACTCGCAAGTTGCAAGCACGTTGGACATTTGAAGCCGCTCAAGACGCACAGGCAATGCATGGTATCGACGTAGAAGCCGAAATCATGGCTGCTTTGGCTCAAGAGATCACTGCTGAAATTGACCAAGAGATTCTTTTGAGTCTCCGCTCTTTGGCTTCAACTGAGTACACATACAACCAAGCAACCGTTTCAGGTACTGCTACATTCGTTGGTGACGAACATGCCGCATTGGCTGTTTTGATCAACCGTGTGGCCAACTTGATCGCCCAACGCACACGTCGTGGCGCAGGTAACTATGCAGTTGTATCTAGTGCAAGTTTGACAGTGTTGCAATCTGCAACTACTAGTGCATTTGCACGTACTAC